AGCTACCGCAACCATGCTAGCAACTCAGCTAGTTATGTTTTTGAAAACGCTAGTGGCAGAACAGGTACTCTATATACACTAAATGATTTTCCAATGTGGCGTGATGGCACTACAAGCAATTCACACAAAGTGTGGACACAAGGAAACGATGGCTCTGGCTCTGGTCTTGATGCTGATACTGTTGATGGGTTTGGTACCTCCACAGGTGAATCAGCCGACACTGTTGTAGTACGAACAAGTAGTGGCTATCTACATGCCCGATACTTCAACGGCACAGGTACATTCGCCATTGCTGGCGCAGCGTCAGGTATGGTTAATTTTACGGGAACTAATGGTTCAGACACATATGGTCGAAGCTATAGTGCTGCTGCTGCGGGACTTCTGATTGGTCAGTCTGGCGGTATGTCTGACATTCGTACTGACCTTGTAGTTCACGGCTCCTACCGCGATCACGGTATGTTTGGTACTTACGATTCCAGCAAGACTGCTCAGATATGGTCGATGGGAACGTCATATCGTAGCCACTCTTCTGGTACTAACTTTGGCAACCTCTACGGACTAGCTTATAAGCACACCAACAATACCACTGGCGGCACAATGGCTGGTGGTCATCAGATGGTTTGGTGTCAGAACGGCACTGGCCATTCGGCAATGGGAACGAACATCTGGACATCAGGCAACGTCACAGCCTATTCAGATATTAGAGTCAAAAAGAATATTGAACGTATTCCTAATGCGCTTGATAAGGTTTGTCAGCTAAACGGCTACACGTTTGAAAGAACAGACGTTAAGTTTGACAATGAGGGTTCTCCCACTGTTCCTGTTAAGCAGACGGGGGTTATTGCTCAAGAAGTATTAAAGGTTCTTCCCGAAGCAGTTATGGGTGATGAGGATGGACACTACTCAGTAGCCTACGGAAACATGGTTGGTCTATTGATAGAGGCAGTTAAGGAACTCAAGGCAGAGATTGACGAGTTGAAAGGAGGTGACTGATGGCTCTACCAACGTCAGGCGCGATTAGTCTTAATCAAATGCACACAGAAGCTGGTGGATCGTCAGGCACAATTGCAACTATAAACGATGCAGATATTCGCGCATTAATCAGTAAAGGCTCTGGAGCAACCATGTCGTTTAACGAGTGGTATGGGGCTTCAAGCTCAATAGACAGCCAAACGATGTATGTAGGCTCATTTGCTCCATTCGCTTACTACACGGGAACTTGGTACGGTGCTATATCCACTTCCACAACAAGCACAGCTACTACATCCTTTGATTATGGAAGTTTGAGTAGTGGTTATTGTGCCTTTAGAAGTGGAAACCCTTACCGAAACTTTTATTTTAGATCACAGGCGGGTAACGGTACTGCCTCTGGTTTCCTTTTGGCTATACAAGGACACGGTACAAATACAGGTTGGACTACATTGGATGCTAATAATCTTGCCGGTTCATCTACTATCTATAGGACAAACTGCACTTATATTAACCAAAGTAACGGTTGGTCATACTGGCAACAAAGCAACATACAGTATCTAAACAACGCTCATGTGGGTGCAATAATAAATTGGGTATTTAACTAATGATTAACTACACAACAGTACAAGAACATGGGACTACGAGAGCCTGTTTTTCAATAGAAGGGACTTATTTTGAAGTGCCTATTGATAATGTCCCACCAGAGCATTTACAGGATTACTTACAGGCTGAAGTTAATACTTTTCAAATGTCCATAATGTCTATTGAAGAAATAGAAGCAATGCATGACGCAGAGGCTGACCAGCCAGAATAACTTAATTTAAAAAGGTGACAACGCTATGACTTTACAAACTACTGGTCAAATCAGTATCAATGATATTGGTGACGAGTTTGAAGTTGCCGCAGCTAATCGCTCCTTGGTGACTCTATCTACCGCAGGAGGGTTTACTGCACCGCACGGCATCAAAGAATTCTACGGATTCAGCGATACCATACCAGTCAGCGGCATCGCATTTACGGGGTTAAATTCTAGCGGAACCACCTTAACCCGACCCTACGACATAAACACTGTGTCTACTTCCGGCAACCCCACGCTAAGGATAAGCTACACAAGGACCGGAACAAGTAGTACAGCCCACACTGTAGGAATCTTTAAGAATGGCACAAATATAAATAACTTTAACAGTGCCACAAACTATACCAACGGGACCGGTACATTTGATGTGTCAGTAGTCAACAACGACCAAATACAAGTGAAAGTTACAAACGCTTCAACCGGCACATACCACCAAGCAACTGTCCAGTGGATAAACCTTGACGATAACAACACGGTCCTAGCGACTGACAGTTTCAGTGTCTTTAAATCTTCGGGGAACACTGGCGGTGGCAGCGGCAACTATGGATGCTTCCCCGCAGGAATGATGGTCACTATGGCTGACGGCTCAGAAAAAGCCATAGAGACTATATCGGAAGGCGATATGGTTTTAGCCTCTGGTATGCAGTCAGCCGAAGTTCTGGATGTTTGGACCATGCCGAAAGAGTCCAGATTGATTTTCAAGATCAACGGCAAGCTCAGGATGACCAAAGATCACCCGATCAAAATCATTGGCCCCACATCATCAACGTGGGCCGCAATGGACCCAACAGCTGCCAACGAAATTCACCCCGAACTGAATGTTCAGCAGTTGGAGATTGGCCAGACACTGGTCGGTCCTGATGGCTACAGGGAAGTGGTAGAAGCAATTCAAACCGAAGTCGAAGACAGTGTAGTTTACAACTTGAACGTGTCAGGCGATGACACCTACTTCGTACAGGGTCTGCTTGTACACAACAAATAAGGAACAGATATGTTGACCGACCAAGAGAAAGACATGTTAGACGCAGCTGCTGCATCCACCGGTGTACTCACCGTAGTCGCGTGGCTGCCGCCTATCGCTTCGCTCTTCACCATAATCTGGCTGGGGCTGCGTATCTGGGAGACAGAGACGATCAAAGATTTAACCAATAGGAGAGACAGAGAGTGAACAGAATCGATATGGAGAGACTCAAGTCTACGCTGGTTCGCCACGAAGGCGAAAAGCTGGAGATGTACAAATGCTCGATGGGTTACCGCACCATTGGTGTGGGCCATAATCTAGACAGCAAGCCCATCAGCGAACGTGTCTCGCGTTTGATGTTAGAAGACGATATTGCAGATGCGGTTGCAGACTGCGAACGCAACATCGGTTTCTTTAGTAATCTGGATGATGCCTGTCAGGAAGCACTGGTGAACCTCTGCTTCAACATGGGGATCGCCAAGCTGATGCAATTCAAAAAAACACTGGCCTACTTAAAAGAGGGACAGCGCGAGAAGGCCGCCAACGAACTTTTAGATTCACGCTACGCATCTCAGGTCGGCTATCGAGCCGTTGAAGTTGCCAGCATGATCAAAGGAGACTAATGATGTTAACTGCACTGATTGGACCGGTAACCGGACTGCTCGATAAATTCATTGAGGACAAAGACCAGAAGAATGCGCTGGCACATGAAATTGCCACCATGGCATCCAAGGCACAGGCCGAAAACAACAAGGCACAGCTTGAAGTAAATAAAGAAGAGGCCAAGCACGAAAGTATTTTTGTCAGCGGCTGGAGGCCAGCAACCGGCTGGTGCTGCGTGAGTGCCATGACCGGTAACTTTATGATCATCCCGTTCACCAACTTTGTGATGGAGTTGATGGAGAAAGACATTGTCATACCACTGATTCCCCTAGACACAATGATGCCCGTTTTGCTTGGGATGCTTGGCTTGGGTGGACTCAGGACCTACGAAAAAACTCGCAAGTAGGGAGAGCCTATCCATTCAGGATACCTACTATGGTTTTAGAAATCGGTGCAGCACTGAGCATGTGTAACACAGCGTTCGGTGTCATCAACAAAGGAATAAAGAGTGGCCATTCGGCCCTCGACCTCGCGGATCGTTTCACGCAGTTTTATAACGGCAAAGATCAGATTGCAGCGGCTGAGGCCGCCAGTAAAGAGAAGCCACTCTTAGGAGTCGGCAGTGTCGAATCTCAGGCATTGCAGATTGTGGCCGCCAAAGCAAAAACGCAAGAGATGGAAAAGCATCTTCGGGAACTGATCATGCTGACCGTGCCTAATGGCGAACGGTTCTATTCGGACATGCTCCGTGAGAGGCGAAACATTCGGCAGCGCATCATCGAAGATGCCAGAAGAAAGGCCGCCCGTAAAAAGCATTTGATCAACGTGTTACTGGTCAGTGCGTTTTGTGGTGCGGTGGTGGTCCTGTACTCTTTCTTAGCGGCTGCCATCATCAACAACTGATGTGCATTTTAATGTACATATAAATGTGTATTAGAGACACAAAGGAGCACGTAACATGTCAGGCAAAGGCAGCAGTCCACGGCCCATTCCCAACAAAGAGCAGTTCGCCAGTAACTGGGATATGGTCTTCGGCAACAAACAAGAGCATAAGAAATGCGGTCGCTGCGGCCAGTATTTTGTCTCTGAAACCGCTCAAAAAGCTCATTCTCACGCCTGTCCACAGGCAAAACCGCAATAAATTTAAAAAAAAATTCACCGATTCAGTCTAAACATCGTCTAAACCCACGGTATCACTGGGCTGGATCGATGTTTTTTTATTTTTGTCCACCCTATAGAAAGTGTTGATTTCTGACGTAAATATCTATATTCTGGCATTCTGCCAGAGCGGCAGGGGGTGGCCCCCCACGGTAGTACAGAAAACAGCCCCTTGGCCTACCACGGTAGACCGACCAAGGAGAAGGACCCTAGGTCACAGATGACCACGAAGGTCCTGCTTTTTGAGGAAAATTAATGCAACGTCCGTTGCTGACCAATGAAGGGATTATGAGTCCACTGCTCTAACCAACTGAGCTACAGGCCCTAAGAATCCCCCAGTTTACATCAACGGACATATTGTTCAACAGATGTTAAAACTGAGGGAAATTTGTATGTCACATATCAAAACTTTTGAAGACCGTATCGAGATGGTCGAAGACATGTTAGCGCAAGGCTTTACCACAAAGTCAGCGAAAAAAGACGCAATGTTTTATTTAAGAAATGCGTTTGATTCAAAGCAGGACGAGCTGGACAATCTGCTAAACGAAAAAGCGTATGGGCTAGACGAGCGCATCGAAGGTCACTTCAAAGTGTCTACTACCCAGCTGCACCACTTCAAGCCAGAGCACATTGCGTTCTATGCGCGACACGAGCCTAACCATCCTGCACTGGATGATCTGCAAGAAGTGCTCGATCTGCGCGATCAAGTTAAGGCCGCAGAGATTGGTATCAAAACTAAGACCGAAGAACAGATGCTTAAAGAGTTAGAGCAGATGGTCGCTGCTGCCGCCAAAGACGATGGCTTCCGCACCAACAACAGTATCGACAATCAGTTCTGGTACTGCGAAAACGAAAACGGCTCTCACTGGTATCGGTGCGATTGGTACTTGAACGGTGACCGTACAGCGTTTTGGAAGTGCAGTGCTGAGGTCGCCACAGACTACCGGTACTGGCAAGCCAAAGGCGAACCAAACATGAAACGCTGGAGCTGGATAGAACGCCAGAGATTCTATAACCCAGCTTAATTCTAAACGCCCCCTTCGGGGGGCAACTGAGGGAAATCATTATGGCTAAATTATTTAAACGTGAGTGTCACAAGTGCGGTGGTTCGGGCTTCCTGCCACATTATGCGGGTATCTATAACGGCCAGTGTTTCAAGTGTAGCGGCAAAGGGTACTTCGCGGTCAAGACTGACCCCGCCATCCTAGATGCGCGTAACGCTAAGGCTGCTGAGAAACGTGCAGCCAAAAAAGAGGCAGAGCGTCAGGCGTACATCAAGCGTAACTTCTGGCGTAAGATCGCCAACGGCATTCGCCACGCTGTGTGGGCAGCAGAGAACGAAGCTGCCAAAGCGGCTGCCGAAGCTATCGTAGACGGCAAGCAAATCATCACTGGCGAAATCATCAGCACCAAGTGGGTTGATGAGGTGTACGCCTACGGCCAGCGTATTCTCAAGATGGTCGTCAAAGATGACCGTGGCTTCAAAGTCTGGGGCACAGTGCCACGCTCCATCAGCGAGGCAAATGACGATGCGCTCAAAGGGCAGCGTGTCACTTTCTCTGCCACTGTCCAAGCGTCTAAAGACGATGACAAGTTTGGCTTTTTCAAACGTCCAACCAAGGCCGCCATCGCGGCCACCAATTGAGGGAAACAAAAGTGCGATTAACTATCAAAAAAGTAAATAAGGCTATTCAAGAAATCGAAGCTGGCTGGGAACTTGTGAAGGGCAACGGCTACTTCTACTGGGTACACGATACTGACATGAGCTACCTCGACATGGAGAGTATCGGTGTGTACCAGCTCAACTTCCTGACACTCGATGAGTGGATAGAAGAGTTCAAAACGCGCAAACCAGCCTTCGGGACGTTGGCTTGGTATGACTACGAAAGATCACTTGAGGAGGGAAAATAATGTTACACGTATTTCAAATCAAAGTTACGCAGCACGAAGCGCACAGCCATGATCCAGCGGTTAAGTTTCGAGTCGCTGCAAAGCAACAGGCACGCAACGATCTCTACTGGAATAACAGAGAAGACTTCAAGTTCGAGCCTTGGTGGCAGAAATGCTTTACCCATGTTGCCAATGTGGACACTGCCTGTCCTGACGAAGCGTTCCACATTATGAACTTGTGGGGCGAAGAGAACGAAGAGAAGGTGACCCGCATCGGGCCGCTGCACTCTTTGTCTGTCGGTGACGTGTTGATCGATGAGCTAACCGGCAATGCACTGCTCTGTGCTCCCAGCGGTTGGACCGCCATCGATTGGGAATGGAATGACTACGATGATTGCGAGTAAGCCGGTAATCGAGATCGAACTCGAACCTATAGAAGTTGCCATTCGCAGAGAGCGGCAGCGGATACAGGACATCGAGTTCGACACTGGGGAAATGCCAAACACTTGGCTAATTGAATTTATGGTCAGCGAACGTGGTCGGGGGATCACTGGCTGGCCCATTAACTTGTGAGGGAAAATAATATGGTTACATTAAAAAAATTCGCGGATGACAATGCTCACCGCATCTGGGAAGGCAAACACTTGACCGACTCAGTTTCTAAAATCACGCGCCTTTCTGGCTTCAGTAATTTCGGCAACAAAGACATCAACACTTTTGAAGCCGATGACATTTACAACTTTCTGGACCAGCTCAAAGATGAAGGGCTGGCCGATGCAACTCTTAATCGCTACACCGCTGCAATCTCATCGCTGTTCAAGTTTGCGGTTGAGAAACGTGTCGTCAAACACGTACCGAAGGTGCGCTGGAAAAAAGCCAAGAGCAGCCGACCCCGTTACTTCACCACGCAGGAAGTCGATGCGCTGGTCGAACACTTCCGCAGCAGTAAGCATCCGTGGATGGCTGACTTCTGTCTGCTGGCTGTAAACACCGGTATGCGTCTAGGCGAAATACTGGCGATCAATAATGATAGCAGCAAGACTTACGGTGAGATATCCAAGTGCTGCAAATTCATCACGTTGCACGACACCAAGAATGGCGAAGAGCGTTTGGTCCCGCTCAATAAGGATGCCCAGCGTGCACTACAAAACCTGAACAACATGCCGCACTACTACCACAGTCATCGTAAGTTCTACGATGCGTGGGCAGCTGCCAAAGATGAACTGGCGCGGCACGATAAGAACTTTGTTTTCCATGTACTCAGACACACTTGTGCTACACGTCTGGCCATGGAGTTCAATGTGGAGCCGATTACCCTAGGTAAAATTCTAGGTCACCGGTCAATGGCGACAACTGCCAAATACGTACATGCCCAGCCCAACAGTATTGCTGCGGTCATGGCTAACCTTGAAAAACGATAGAGGGAAAATCATGCAACAGACATTTAGTGAAATACCCAGCCTGTTAGAGTTCGAGAAAATGTTAGACCGTCACGATTGGACGTATTACATGAGTGACGATTTCAACAAGTACCGTCAGGGCCAAGAGTTCAGTCGGTTTCTTGAAGGCGTGCTTGAGACAGGTGGACCTGAGTACGAAAAAATGTACAGGGCGAAACTTAAATACTACACAACACCACGGGAGGTGCGTAATGGACAGTAATTGGAAAAAGCATTTGGTAAATGAGGCACTGAAACTGGACGGAAAGGCTCAGTGTGAAATCCATAACAATGACGAGCCAGTAGTTTTCGATTACACCCGCATTGTTGACAGTGTGGACGGTGTTATCGATATGTTGGAGCTGGCGATCACGCAGAGTTTGCGCGAAGTTCACCTCTGTCGTCATCTAGACAGAGAAGGTGAAGCAATAAAAGAGTGTCTTAACGAAGGTATCCAGCGCATCGAGAGTCAGTTGGAAACCTTGCGTGGTGTATCGAGACAGGTAGATAACTCTTTGAAACCTGTGCAATAAATTCCCCCTTAGCAATCCGCTAAACTTCGGCCCCCTTTGCGGGGCCTTTTTTATTCACAAATCTTTAACTTTGGGGCGGTAGAAAAATATTTCTGTTTCATTATGATTCAGTTCCAGACGATCATGCTCTGGGGCAGCGGATTATTTTTGTCCACCCTTAGAATATATAACCATGCGTAAATGAGGGCATCAGCATGAATACATCTGGCGATATCGCTACGCAGATACTGCGTGAGCAACGAATGTTTGACCAAGGTAGAGAAAGGTATCTCAACCGACAAGAAGGTAGCCTGAAGCCTTCTACTCAGAACAACCCCCACCGACTTATAACTGATGCTTTACCTAAAGTTGCTGAAGGTTTGACCGCAGCAATCGAAAGTGAGCAGGAGAGCAAAGGTCGAGGCAGAAAGTATGCTTGGTATTACGACATTAAGAATCTAGATGTCGATCTACTGGCTTACATTGGTCTGAATACATGTATGGATAGTGTCTCAGTCAACGGTACTCTCACGTCTACCCTGACCAAGATCGGCAAGCGTGTCGAACTTGAGATATGGGCAGCGGGACTACAAGAGCACGATAAGAAACTTGCGTCACGCATAGAGCAAAAAGTGACCAAGGATCACAACGCAGAAGTCTACCGAATCAAGGCGGCTAAGATCATCGCTAAGAAGGCCGGTTACGATGCGAGTGCTTGGACTGAAGAAAGACGTACTAAGGTAGCAGTACCTATTATGAATGCAGTCTTAGAGCATTCTGGTGTCTTTGAGGTGTGGGAGCAGGAGCGTGCCAAGAGAACAATCAGGCGCGTAGGTTTAACTCTAGAGGCTAGTACACGTCTTGCAGAGATGGACTTCCATTGCAGCTGGCAGGAGCCTATCTTAGCTCCACTAATCGTCCCACCAAAGCCGTGGTCTGCCCATAACACTGGGTGCTATTTGGACCCTGTGACAGCGTCTATGGTCCCTCTGGTCAGAGGTGCTAGTGACGAGCAAGTGGACATCATCAAACACCAGTTTAAGAAAGGTATACCCCTGTACGTTGAAGCAGTAAATGCGATCCAAGCTACTCCCCTGACTGTCAATACTTATGTACTCGATGCAGTTCAGTGGTGCTGGCAAGAATCAAAGTCATTTAAAAAGTTTCCCCGCAGAGAGTCTCTGGAGCACATGAAGAAACCAGAGAATTGGGATGACATGGATCAGTACGAACGTAAAGGATGGAGTCTGGAGGCCAGAGAGGTGCGCGAGAAAAACCGCGAGATCGATGGCAGCAGAGCAACCATGATGCAGGACCTTATGACTGCGTCTGAGCTCGCTACTTTTGAAGAGTTCTACCTAGGCTGGAATTTTGATAAGCGAGGTAGAGCATACCCAGTGAGTCACTTCAGCTATCACCGTGACGACCACATCAAGGCCCTGTTCAATCTGAAGCGTGGCCGCAAGATGGACGAGAGTGCAGTCAACTGGTTAGCAGTTCACGTAGCCAACACTGGTGACTTTGGCAAAATCAGTAAGCAGCCACTGGACAGTCGTATTGCATGGGTAGAAGAAAACTCAGAGAAACTGTATCGAGTCGGGCGCGACATTGTAGGAACTTTTGAATACTGGTCTTCAGCTGACAAGCCGTTCCAGTTTCTGGCAGCGTGCCATGAGCTGGCAAACTATATCGATGACCCTGAGTATGCCTGTGCTTTACCTCCGCAACTGGACGGAACCAACTCTGGTGTACAGCACTACAGTGCCGCATCACTCAACCACAGCGATGGTGTCATGGTGAACCTTGTGCCTAGTGATAAGCCGCAAGATATCTACCAGAGTGTTGCTGATAATGTAGTTTGTAAACTTAATGAATCAAAAGATGAAAAAGCAAAACTGTGGCTGGACTATGGCGTATATCGATCAACGGTAAAGAGAAACACCATGACCTATGGATACTCCAGCGGTAAGTTTGGTTTTGCAGAGCAGTTGTACGAAGACATCATGCGACCACTGCAAGATGACGTGATGCGTAAAACTTTGAAGCAGCACCCTTTTGGAAAGACTGCCAGAGAGCAGAAACAGGCGTGCATGTTCTTAGCGATGTTGAACTACGATGCTGTGCAGTCTGTTATTAATAGTGCTGCCCAAGGCATGGCGTTTTTCCAGAATGTTACTGGTGCTCTGGCACACGAAAATAAAGCAGTGCATTTTGAAACACCGGTCGGCTTCCCGATGATCCAGCAATACCATCAGTGGGATATCAAAAAGATAAAAATCTATTTGTATGATCGGGATGCAAAAGTATTGCACCGGACGCAAATCAGTTTACGCACCAAGCCATCCAAGAAAGTTGATAAGAGAAAAAGTAAAGCAGCCGTGAGTCCGAATGTCATCCATTCGATGGACTCTGCTCATTTACTTGCGACTGTCTTACTGGCAAAAGATAACGGTGTAAGAGACTTCTTTATGATCCACGACAGTTTCGGAACGATACCGGCAGACACGGACGCGATGTATCAATCGGTACGCATGACCTTCATAGACATCTACAAGGATTGGTGTCTTTACGAAAGTTTCTGGAAACAGGCAACGAGTAGATTGTCGTACAGCGGCCTTAAACGGTTAGAGAAAAAGATACCGGATAAAGGCAAACTCGACATCGACAAAGTCATGGAGAGCGAATATTGTTTTAGCTAATTGGAGTCCCCATGGAAAATATGAAGCATTACCAACTGCGACACATTCCTATCCGACAGCTCAACAACAAGAGGCTGCACGCCTTAACCGAAAAGCAAATTAAAGATGCAATCAACCAGAACAAGGTCCCTGTGACGCTGCAACAGATGCTGATCAGGGAACTGGTCTGGCGATCAATTTAATTTGTCCACCCTTAGAATATAGCAACAAGGTAAAAAACCATGCACCCCCGTGAACGAGTGCTGGGACTCGCTTCCTTACTTTACAAACAAGGTAAGCCATACCCTGCACGCCTTATTCTTGAAGCAAGAAGATTGGGAATAAAACTCCCGAAACCTAAATCCCTAAACGAAAACAAGGAGACAACAAATGGCTCAAGCCAATCGAGTTAAATTCACCAGCACAAAAGGCCGCGCACAGTACCCATGGCTCAACAAGCCAGACACTGCGTTCGGTGCTGAACCCAAGTACAAAACCAACCTCATTGTCGAGGACGGTGCTGCACTTGAACAGGCATGTCGTGATCTGGCAGCAGCTGAGTTCGGACCCAAAGCTGACAAAGCTAGAATGCCGTTCGATGCCGATCCAGACACCGGTGAAACTATTTTCAAAGCCAAGAGCAAGTACGCGCCATCTTTTTTTGATGCTACAGGCAATCCGATATCTGGAAAGCAAATACCATCAATCTGGGGCGGCAGTGTGATTCGAGTCGGTGGATTTATTTCGCCTTACTCAGTATCAGGCAGCGTAGGAGTTTCTCTTCAGCTGACGCGAGTCCAAGTTATCGAGCCAGTATCTTCTGGTGGTGATGGCGATGGATTTGAAGCGGTAGAAGGTGGATTCATAGCGGCTGAAGTAACTGAGGAGCAACTCAATGAAGAGCAAGTACTGGCAACGGAGACGGAATCAGCCGACCGTTTCTAAGAGCGGCAACCGGTTAAAGGAGATCGGTATTCGCCACGGTTTTAGAAGTGGACTAGAAGACAAGATAGCCAAGCAGATTACAGACGCTGGGTTAGAGTGCTGCTACGAAACTGACAAGATCGAATACACGGTTCCTGAGCGCAATGCTAAATACACACCGGATTTTAAGCTGCCTAAAAAGGGCGGCTTTTTTTATGTCGAGACTAAGGGCATCTGGGATACAGCAGACAGGCAAAAACATTTGCTGATCAAAGAGCAACACCCTGACATCGACATACGGTTCGTGTTTAGCAATTGCAACACCAAACTCTACAAAGGATCGAAGACAACGTATGCAGCCTACTGTGAAAAGTACGGTTTTATGTACGCTTGTAAAACGATCCCTGATGAGTGGCTGGCTGAATAGTCAGTTAAGGAGAGCGGGGCAGTCATCTTTTTAGACGGGGGTGGCTGCCCTTTTTTATTTGTTATGAGGGAAGCGCAATGTTAGAGAAGCATCATAAGCAAGGCGAAAGTAATTTCGTAAGGCACACCAATTGTGTGCATTGCGGCAGCAAAGATAACTGCGCGGAGTATGACGATGGTCACACGTTTTGTTTCGGCTGCCAGACATATACCAGCGGTGATGGTGAAATCAAGAAAGATCAAGAAATCAAAACACCCAGCCGCACTGAGAAGAATTTAATCTATGGCGATATTACTGCACTGAGTAAGCGGGAGATTTCGGAAGCAACGTGCAGAAAATTCGGATACGAAGTCGGAGAGTACCAAGGCCGACCGGTCCAGATAGCAAACTACCGTAACGACCACGGTGAAATAGTCGCACAGAAAATACGTGACGCTAATAAGAACTTTACGATCTTAGGTGACGCAAAAGAGATGGGCCTGTTCGGTCAGCATCTTTGGACCACCGGCAAGAAACTTATTGTCTGCGAAGGTGAGATCGATTGCCTGAGTGTCAGTCAGGTGCAGAAGAATAAGTACCCAGTTGTGTCTTTACCCAACGGAGCACAGTCATCCAAGAAAGCCCTGATGAGAGCATGGGATTGGCTGGACGGTTTTGCTGAGATCATCCTGATGTTTGACCAAGATGAGGCTGGCCAGAAAGCCGCTTTAGAATGTGCCGAAGCATTGCCTGTCGGCAAGGTGAAGATCGCCAAGCTGGCATACAAGGATGCAAATGAGGCACTACAGAAAGGCGCAGAGTCAGAGATCATCGATGCAATCTGGAGAGCCAAAGATTGGCGGCCAGACGGCATTGTCAGCAGTAGCGATCTACTAGAAGAAATGCTGGCTGATGATGATGAGTCGAGCACTGTCAGTTACCCCTACCCGAAACTTAATGAGATAACCAAGGGTATCCGACCAGCGACTCTGGTAACAATCTGTGCCGGTAGCGGTGTCGGTAAGTCAACTCTGGTTTCAGAGATTGCCTACCACCTCCACACCAACGAACAAAAGATCGGCATGTTGATGCTCGAAGAATCCGAACTGAGAACGATGCGAGGAATCTGTGGGCTGCACTTAAATAAAAACATAGTTCAAGATGCCAGCTGTGCAACTAAAGACGAAGTAAGAGCAGCACACAATGAACTCTTTCGAGAGCATGACGTGCAATTGTTCAAACACTTCGGCAGCACCTCTCTTGAGATAATCTGTAACCGCATCCAATACATGGTGAAAGCCATGGGCTGCACCCACATTATTCTTGATCATATTTCTATTGTGGTCAGTGGCCTTACCGGTGGAGTTACAGATGAGAGGCGATTGATCGACCACTGTATGACGGTCCTTCGGCAGCTGGTTCAAGAACTCAACATCACTTTGTTTCTGGTGAGTCATCTGACTCGACCGCAAGGTGTAGGACATGAGGCTGGCGGTAAAGTCTCACTGTCTCAACTACGAGGCTCACACAGTCTCGCTCAACTCAGCGACCAATGTATCGGGATGCAAGTGAACCCCGATGATCCTAGTGACGATACCCGTGACCTAGTTGTTTTAAAGAACAGGTTCACTGGTCAAGTCGGCTGGGCTGGTCGCCTTAAATACCATCGGGATACGGGTAGGCTGATCGATGCCAACTTCGATGATGTCCCTTTCTAAATCGATAACAAAAGGAAAGCACAATGACTAAATTAGAAAAAGACTTTATGGAGTTCCATAGCGAGAACCCCCACGTTTATGAATTGTTCAAGCGTTACACCAAAGCAGCACTGAGTACCGGCAGAACGTCCTACTCAGCTAAAGCTATCTTCGAGAGAATCCGCTGGCACACCGACATCGAAACTAATGAGTCGCTGGGATTCAAACTTAACAACAATCACTGTCCCTACTACACCAGAATGTTCGCTGCACAGTTCCCAAACCAAGCGAATTTCTTCAGGACCAGAGTGCTGGCAACTGAGCGAGTAGGGAGCCAGCAACATGCGTTTAATATTTGATATTGAAACCAACGGCCTTCTAGACACCCTGAGTAAAATCCATTGTATCGGCATTTTTAATGCGTCTGAGACAGATAGGCGTGTCGATGCTAACAAGGTATACCACGGACCAGAAGGCATTAGAGAGGCTCTCAAGCTGCTCAGTGAGGCTGACGAGATCATCGGCCACAACATCATTAACTTCGATATCCCTGCTATCAAAAAGGTAGTGCCGGATTGGGACACAAAAGCCCGTTTAACGGACACAATTGTGCTCTCACGGCTTGTACATGCTGACCTGATGAATGAGGACGCTACCTCAGTGTCGCTGCCAGATGGCTTCCAGAAGCGTCTATGGGGCAGCCACTCATTGAAAGCATGGGGCCTGAGAATGGGAACGATGAAAGGCGACTATGATGGCGGCTGGGATTCCTGTAGTCAGGAGATGCTCGACTATTGTAAGCAGGATGTCTCTGTCACTTATAAGCTGTACAAGAAGCTGATGGCTGATGCCAAAGACTTCAGTTATGAGAGTATCGAGCTAGAGCATAAGATGGCGGCTATCTGCGATGAGATTGGCAACAACGGCTGGACCTTTGATGTCGATGCTGCCAATGAACTCTATGCTGAACTGGCGAAAAAACGCATCGAGCTAGAGAAGGAACTGGCGGCACTCTTCGAGCCGTGGGAAATACATGAGCAGTTCATTCCTAAACGCGACAACAAAACCTTGGGTTACAAAAAGGGTGAGCCGTTCACTAAAGTAAAAGTGATCGAGTTCAATCCAAACAGTCGTGCTCACATTGCCAAGTGTCTGAAAGATAAGTACGGGTGGAAACCAAAAGACTACACCCCGTCAGGACAGGCAAAAATCGATGAGACTATCCTGATCAAGCTACCGTACCCTGAAGCTAAAAAGCTGGCAGAGTTTTTCTTGATACAAAAGAGAATCGCCATGCTGGCTGAAGGTAGTCAGGGCTGGCTAAAAGTTTGTGATAAGGATGGCCGCATCAGGCATTCAATTATTGCTCAGGGAACTGTGTCTGGCCGCGCAAGTCACCGGTCACCAAACCTTGGTCAGGTCCCGTCAACCAGAGCAGTCTATGGTAAGCAGTGCCGTGATTTATTTACTGTGCCGAAAGGCTGGGTGCTGCTGGGCAGTGACCTCAGTGGTCTGGAGTTACGATGCCTCGCGCACTTCCTCGATGACGGTGGTGTCTATGCCAAGCAGATACTCGAAGGCGACATCCACACCTATAACCAAAAGGCTGCCGGTCTACCTACACGCGCATCGGCAAAGACTTTCATCTACAGCGTGATGTATGGCGGTGGTGATGGTCTAGTAGGAGCACAAGTTGGCGGTGGTGCGAAGGAAGGCAGAAAACTCAAGAGAGACTTTATGCAATCCATTCCTGCATTTAAGAATCTACTGAGCGAACTGAAGCGTGCCTACGATGGCAGAGGCTACCTAAAAGGTATCGATGGTCGGAAGCTGTTTGTCCGATCAGATCACAGATGCCTGAGTCAGCTGCTGCAATCCGCTGGTGCGATTGTATGCAAAAAGTGGGTTGCTCTAATCCATGACGAAATAAAAAACCAAAACTTACAGGCAGAGATTCTGGGCTGGATACATGACGAAGTTCAGATTGCATGTCGCAACGAAGAGGTAGCAAAGCATGTCGGTGATATCACTGGAAGAATGGCGCAAGAAGCAGGAGCTTATTTCAGGTTCCAAATCCCAATCGAGTCAGAGTACAACGTGGGAAGAACTTGGAGTGACACCCACTGAGAGTTCTGACGGTCCTTTTGATGAGAACTTAGAGCAGATGATCGCATTCTGGATAGTACTCGATAAAGCGCACAGAGAGCCGTTTAAAGTCAAAAGCAACTTTGCCAGACAGGCAGCATGGCACATCGGTGTCTGCGCTTGTAAAGGCATGTTGACGCTTGAGGTGGCTGAAGACATGTTCACTAACCATTGGCAAATCACCCTCGATGGGATTGATTTTAAGGAGAGTTTAGATGAGAGCATTAGCGAACTTAGCGGTGGATAAAACCACGTTACTGATTGACGGTGACCTGTACCTGTACCAAGCATGTGCAGCTGCCGAAGAAGAGGTGGATTGGGGTGACGATGTATGGTCACTGTCTACTGATCTGAAGGTAGCTAAGAAGATATTCACCAACCGTATCAAAGAGTTCTGCGAGAAGTTGCAGTCCGAAGAGATACTGGTCTGCTTTACCACTGGTGAGAACTTCAGGAAAAAAGTATTGCCCAGCTACAAGGGCAACCGTAAGACAACACGCAAACCTGTCGGATACAAAGAGATGGTGCGCTGGGCTTACGAGACTTTCCCCTGCTGCGATCAAGACACACTAGAGGCCGATGACATCATGGGTATCCTACAGTCAGCGAAAACGGCTCCTACGTGCATTGTGAGTGACGACAAAGATATGAAGACAATTGCCGGAAAATTGTATCGGCCTATGTCTGATGAGCTGCTCCAGATCAAGGATCAAGATGCAGACCATTGGTTCCTGACTCAGTGTCTGGTCGGGGATGCCACTGACGGTTACTCAGGCTGCCCTCGTATCGGTCCCAAGACGGCAGAGAAAGTCTTAGGCAATTATCCAAGCTGGGAGCAAGTGGCCCAGCAGTACATCAAAGCAGGATTAACCAGAGAGGATGCACTGGTCCAATCGCGCTGCGCTCGAATACTGAGAGCAACTGATTGGGATGCAGAGAACTCTAAAGTGAAACTATGGGAGCCAGTAATATGATTATTGAGAGAACTAGTGAACTGTCTGGTGTAACTCGCACCATGGAAATTGATGTCTGTGAACAGCAGATCAAAGAGTGGGCCGAAGGCAAACTGATACAGGATGCCATGCCCAACCTTACCCCTACTGAACGTGAGTTCATTATGACGGGTACTACTGACGAAGAGTGGGAGACATTGTCCGATGATATTAACTAACCGTGACCTAAAGCAGCTCACCCCTCGACTCTTCTTAGAACCAAAGGCAGGGTACGCCCTACCTCATGTTTGCGAAGAGGAAGACAAGTGGCAGAAGTTCTGCCAGTGCAAAACCACTGTGATACGTAGGAAGGCCATCGGTACTGACGGCTCCTACATCAAACCATGTTCTAAATGCGGGAGGAAAATCAAAGATGAAAAGTATCAATGAAGCAACGCCCAGAGAGTGGGACCAAGCGACTAAGAACCAAACACCTGATAACAAAGGTGCATGGTCCCGTCTAAGAAGAGAACACCCAGCCATCGAGAAGTACGAGTCGGCTGCCATCGAAGAGTCAGAGAAGATCGACATGGTCAACTCACCCGACCACTACACCCATGGCAACATTGAGTGTATCGATGCCATCGAAGAATCGATGACACCGGAAGCGTTCAGAGGTTACTGCAAAGGTGCTGCTATCAAATATCTTTGGAGATACGAGAGGAAAGGAAAGCCCTTAGAGGACCTCCAGAAGTGTCAGTGGTATCTTCAGAAGCTGATCTCAAGTCATCGATAGCGATCAATACCATCAGACAGATTGAAAGGAATAAAACCATGTTCATTGTGTTGCTGTGCCTACATTAGTGAGTGGAAGCGTATTTTACTTACACATAGGTATGGCGACCAATGACCCTTAGTCATATCGTCTATGCCAATCCCAACACACCCCTCCAGATGTTGGATGATGAGGAAAACCCGCAGCATCCAGTGTCGGTCACATCGAGGCAACCTTAGATTGCCTACGAGTCTCCCCACCACCACGGACCAAACTACCACCCAACCAAACACTATGCAAAACCAGCACCACAATGTGTCAAAAGACATAAGATTATTTTTGTCCACCCTTCAGAGATAACACAGGTGTGGATACACCACGCGCCACATGAATCTCACTGGTCATCGTATGCAATGACCCACGACTATAGTTTCCCCCTCAGTAGGCTCTTGATGACTCTGGTAACCTCCCTCAACCAGACTTTGATAGAGCCTACGTTTTAACACTGGACCCATTGATACCATTGACACTCTGGTCGGCCTTAGAATGCAATCTATGGTCTTCTATGGTGGTCTATGGTGGTCTTGTGAATGCTTGGGTGGTCTTGGGTTATGTCCCGATTTCCACACAAAATATCGACCCTCAGACCAATAATTTTCAGTTGATGGCCAAATGTCTAATGTCTGGCCATCGATCACGTAAAAGGTCATCGGATATCTGATCCGTTGACGCAACGAATGCAGTAGCTGTGCGCTATCCAGCGCAACCATCAGAAACTCAGGGACTCCTGCTGCCCAAAACGACCCCCAATGGTCTAATGGCAATGTCACTTCACAAAATCCGTTAAACCCCGCCATTGTTGTTGTTGTTGTCTGACCTTTGTTAAAAGAGTCCCAAGTTTCCACCAAGGATAACCCCATGCCAATTGAACCCAATGTGTCATATATAGCCGACCTGAATGTCACCAATCCACCCGCTACAGACCCCCTGAGCCAAGTGGACGAACATTTGCGTCTTATCAAAACCGCAGTTAAACAGTCGTTCCCTAATATCTCTGGAGCAGTCACAGCGACCCAATCAGTTCTTAATGGTCTTGATGGAAGGGTGTCTGCACTAGAAGGTGCTGATTCTGCGGCCATAGCAAACAACAGTGGCACACCATCGTTTGCCAGCGGTATTACTGCGGGTGAAATTAGAAACTTAATAGGTTTAGGTTCAGCACAACATGCCATCTTTGGTGAGGTACAAGGCTCCAAGGTACATATAGGTGCTTGGGAACTCACAGAGTCAGCTGGCTCTCTGTACTTCAAGTATGGCAACAGCAACGTCAACAAAGTACGCATAGATTCCAATGGCAACATCCGAACAGTAGGTGATGTAATAGCAGCGACGAGTGTTTAACTTATGGGACAAATACTACCTTTACGACAACTATCGAACGTAGGTGTAGTTACAGACCAAAGCCCCAGCAGCTTACCTCCAACAGCATTCACTAGAGCCAAGAACGTCCGGTTTGATGAAGGTGGTGTTGTCCGTGGACCAGTGTTTCGCAGAGTAAAAGATATTACGAATGCACCTAGGCACGTCTTCGGAATCGAAGCTGCCAGCGGATATAACACTGTGCTACTTGTGTCAGATGCCTTCCAGCTTCAAGAGTACTCCAACGGGACCCTGACCAGCGTAAACGGCAGTATCGCCACAATACCGGCAGCAGACGTTGCGTATACCGGTACATCATTGGCCGATGTCATCTATGTGAATCGTCCAGACCATGTGCCTGTCTACCGCACAGCCGGTGGTTCCAACTTTGCGAATCTGCCGAACTGGGACTCTACTTGGAGAGCAGAGTCTCTGCGTGGCTACGGTGACTTTTTGATTGCACTGAACATGACTGAGGGCAGTACTGACTACTCTAGTCGCGTGCGATTCTCGAACCTTGTATTGTCTGGCCAAGTGCCTGACTCATGGGATGCAGCTGACACCACAAAGTCGGCTGGTTTTATCGATTTAGTCGATCTCAAGACCCCCATCATCGATGGCCTACCTCTAGGCAAAAACTTTATTATCTATAGTGCCGATCAAGTCTATCTAATGGAATTTGTAGGCGGCACTTTCATTATGAACACCAGAAAGCTGTTCAGTGATGTCGGAATCCTGAACCAGAACTGTGTCGTTGAAGTAGAGAATCAGCACTTCGTATTCTCAGAGAGTGACATCTATGTCCACAACGGCAGCTCACGGCAATCTCTGGTAGATGAAAAAATTAGGAACTATATTTTTAACGGCATGGATACCGCTGCCTACAAAAAGTTCTTTGTGCAGCATAACCCTGACCTCAATGAAATCTATTTCTGCTATAAGTCGGGTGACGATATGGCAGTGTTTACTGATGGCGAACGATGCAACCGTGCAGCGGTGTATAACTACCGTAACAGCACGTGGTCTTTTGTCGATATGCCTAATGTATCGTCTGGCACTATCGCCAACGTGCAGTCCACAGCAACCTACGCTACCACTACACTGACATTCGATACTGCCGGTGGCAGCTTCCAGTCTCAGGCCAGTGGTTTTGACTATCACACACTGTTTGTTGGTGACAATGTTAATGACATAGCCAACAAGGGCCTATACGGCTTAGATAATGCAGATACAGGAACTCTGTCGTTCCCGATGGACACCGGTGCAACTAAGCCAGCGTTCCTAGAGCGTGTCGGTATCGATCTCGATGAGATGGCACAGCTATCTGGGTACAAAGTAATCCAGAGACTGTACCCCCAGATATCCACCCCCAGCTCAGACAGTAACTTCAATTTTTCTATGGGCGGTGCGAACCTATTGTCGGACGCGCCTACCTACGAATCCACAGTAACTTTCGATTCGGCTACAGACCACAAAATAGATTCGCGTGCGTCTGGCAGATACCTGTCTTATAAACTGGAAGTACCGGTAGCAAAAGACTTCAGTTTCACTGGCTTCGATCTGGAGGTCACCGTAACGGGGAGAAGATAAATGCCTATCAACAGAAATACTGATCTCATCCTCAACCGGTATAGCCGTGGCAGTGTACCCAGTGACAGTGATGAGTTATCAGCCTATCTGTCTGAAGAACTTCAGCGTCTTGAAACTATTATTAGAGACATGACTGATGCGTCTATTCAGGCGGTAGATAACCCACCACCGGCCCCTAGAAAGGGAATGGTGCGTTTCAATATTTTGCCATGGAATCCACTCAGCAACGGTTCACAACAACTGGTCGTTTACAACGGCACAGCATGGGTGGCCGTTTAATTAACTTTGGAGAAAGACAATGGTATGGGGTGCAATAGCAGGAGCCGTAATTGGCGGTCTGGCAAGTAAAAGTGCAGCTAAGAAATCTGCCGCAGCTCAAGACAGAGCAACTGAAGCAAGTTTGGAATCATTTCGATTCTCTAAACCGTACATCGCTGACAGCTACAACGTAGGAAAAGCAGCCAGAAACGATATGCTCAATACAGGTGTATACGGTGGACCTACTTTGGCAGGGCCTAATCCCTTTGAAACAGGGGGTAATATGATGGTTGGCGAGTACGGGAGAGCCATGATGCCGGTAAACTTTGGCATGGCTAATACCGGTGCTCAGTTTGCGAATAACTACGATGTTCTGATGGGGCAGACTCAGCAGGACCGAATGGGTGCAGCCCAGCAGTATGCTATGGACAACTCAGCACCTCTGGTTAACGCTGCCATGCGCGATGACTTGCGTAACCTACAAGAGAATACCCTCACTGGTATAAACATGGGTGCATCTGCCAGCGGCAACATGAACTCATCAAGGGCGGGTATCGCTGATGCAGTTGCTAATCGTGCCTATGGTGATCGCAGAGCCGATGTCACTGCCGGTATTCAAGATCAACTGATGCAGCGGAACCTAGCACAGCAGAACGCTCAGTTCGCACAAGCTATGGACGCTAATAGGGGCCTTGCGGGTGCGTATGAAGCAGGTATGAAAGGTATCGGTGCGTCTGCTGATTATATGACCGGTGCAGGGGCCAACTTACGTGGATTCCAACAGCAGAGATTCGATGACCGTAAACGTAGATTTGATGAGGCGCGAGATTTTGATCTGAATACTGCCATCAAGTACCAGCAGGGCATATTAGGCCAAGCCGACTATGACTCTCCGAAAGTCGATGCGAACCTTTACAACCCATCTATGAGTGCGTTTGGCGGTGCTATGCAAGGTTTCGGTTTCGGTCAGAAACTAGAATCAGCCTTCAAAGATAAGGATTAATAACCATGAATTTTATGCCAATCCCATATCAATACATGCACCAGAAGTACAAAACAGCGCAGGACGTTCCTGCTCTGCAAATGCGTCAAGGTCCAATGATGAATTATGGTCAGGACATGATGAATGGCTACGGTGTGCCAGCACTTTCTGCTGACGGACAGCAAAATAATGTCATGCAGCTGACTCCACGGCCACCTATGTTAATGGTAAACCAAGACCCCAACATGGTTGATCCTGCGCTCACTAACAACCCAGCAGCAGACCCAAATGCACCAGTAACTCCAGCTCCAGCTTCAGCTAACCCTGCACTGTTGAACAACGGTGAGAATGACCCTGACGATAATGCCCGTAATAACACAGCGACAGGCAAGCAGACGTTCATGGAGAGAATGCGTTCTAGATTAAACGCAATGGAGTCTCCAGAAGGCGGCAATATACCCATGTCTGAAAAGCTGATACGTATGGGCGGTGCTATGAATGCCAGTGCTCATCTTGGCGGTAATGCCCAGTTGGGTGCTATGGGCCAAGAGTACGGTGCTATCCAGAACGAACAGAGAGCACAGGAAAACTTCCTGAGTGAACAGGCATCCAACCGTTTAGCCGCATATCAGGAAAGTATCCAAGAGCAGCAAGACTCTCTGAACTCTATTACTGACCAAGAAAATAAGATGCAGGATGCACTGGATAAGTTTGATCAGTTCGGCAACTCCGTGACAGGGGCCTATGACGGAACTATGGGCAGCTGGCTAGACAGTGCTGGATTTGGTAACGCTGAAAAAGCAGCCTTTAGATTAGATTTGAAAGCCATTGTCGTTGATAACACTTTGTTGCGAACAGCCAACACCAAAGGTGCTATCTCTGATAAAGAAATGGCTCTATTCCAGTCTCCAATGCCGAGTATGTATCAGTCAGAAGAGGTTTGGAAAAGCTGGTTGAAAGCGAGAAAAGAGAATCTGGCTGTAATTAAGAAGCGTCTACAAAACGGAATCACAGTAGCGTCTGGCTCAATGGGATTCACTAATCAATACGATGCGTCAAAACAGTCCAACGCTGGCGGTAAAGGTGGTACTACTGGAGGTACTCCAGCTGCTACAACTACAGCAGCTTCAGGAGCAACTTCTAACACCAGCGCATTCAGCCAAGAAGAGTTGGACGAAATCGGTAAGAACCTATAAACACAAGGTAAAAGTATGACTGCACAGGCCCAGTACACTCCCGACCAGATTAAGCAAGCCGCAAGGAATGCTTACGCGAATAAGGACTACGCAGGTGCTCAAAGGCTCGATGCACTGTACCAAAAGTCTTTGACGATGCAGCCGCAGCAGCAGACTAGACCGGAAGTACCTGAGAGTGAGCGCGACAATGCGTTCCAGTATGGTATTGACCAGATGCAGTCTCTGACTGGTTCAGCAGTTGAAGGTATCGGTAAATTTGTCGGCAGCGAAGGAATGCAGAAGTACGGACAAAAAGTACAGGCCAAGAATGCAGAAGACATGGCCAAAGGCGGCTACCAGTTTAAGTATGATTCTTACAGAGATGCTTTTGAAAAAGACGGTCTTGCCGGTGCTCTGTCACACTCTGGATCAGCAGTCGCTGCGGGATTGCCGACTACCGGTGCAACTCTTGTGGGCGGTGCTGCTACTTATGGTGCTGCTGTATTAAGTGCTCCTGCGTGGGTAGTTGCTGGTCTTGGCGGTCTTACCACTGCTACTGGTGTTGGTCTTGGTATAGGTGAAAACGTACAAGAGCAAAAGGAAAAGCTGGGCGGTGACTTCGATGAAAACGTAGCACTTGGTGTCGGTGCGGTTGTGGGTTTATTGGACCGAATAGGTGTCGGCAAAGTATTCAAAACTAAAGAACTAAAGAACATGAGTCCCCAGCAAATTGCTGATCGACTTAATAGCCAAGGAATGGGCGATAAGGCCAAAGAGTTTCTAAAGGGCATGGGTGTCGAGGCACTCACTGAAGCGACTCAGGAAGGCGTGCAGATGGCTGCAACGGCTGCCCAAGGCGGTCAGTACACAGGACAAGAAGTTGGTGATCGTTTAGTCGATGCAGGGATAACAGGCGGTCTGACTGCTGGCACTATCAAAGGAACCACTGGTGCAGTTACCGGTGCAGCCAACATGGTCGGTGGCAATAAACCGGACTTAGATACTCCAGAAGGCCAAGCTAAAGCAAGTTTTGCACAGCGTCTTCGAGATAAAGCAGAAGCCAACGACTATGATTTAAAAATAGTTGATAGGTCATCCACTGATGGCGCGAGAGCAGCCGTAGATTCTGTACACAAAGATATGGCTGGCGATTTGAAGCAGCTGTTCAAAGACTTGAAAGAGCGATTGGCTGTTACTGATAGAGATTCTATCGAAGAAGTGGCCGACAAAGTAATGGCACAAGTAGGCTACGAAAAAGCCAGAAACAAAACAAAAAACAAAGTAGACCAAGAGAATTTTGATGCCATCGAGAAGTTGGTTGGCGATACTCAGGAAGGCCAAAGAATATTAGGTTTACTTCGAGAAATGAATGAGATGACCGACATCCACAACAGTGGATACAAGGGCGGTGTCTCAGCCATCACTGACCAGTTTGGTCTTTACGGTATAGGTGGCGAAGCTGGTTACGACCAAGGTCGTGCAACAGCAGAATATGTACTGCGACCAATGACATCAATGGTCACTGGTGTAAGTACCGGTGGTGCATCTACCGCTGCCCAGCTGGGTGTAGTAGGCACTGGTCGAGCTATCGATAAAGTTACTGGTAGACGCAGTAAGGTGCAGCGTTACGTTGATCAGAATGCAGATCAGACAGGTTTACCTCCCGCAGCAGGACCCAGCCTGAGAGAATTAAGAAGGCAAGAAATACTGGCTGCCGAAGAGAAGGAAGAGCAGGATAAGATCGCTCGTCAGGAAATGAACCAAGAAGCATTCGATTCTGGATTGCCCCCAACAGATACTTCACCGCAAGGTAAATTGCAGTCGATACTTGGTGTAGACCAAAACACATTGGTCAGCCTTTTAGAATCAATCGTTCAGAATAGAACACGCAACCCATTAATAATAACTGCTGCCAATGACGCATTAACCAGTATGCAGACAGGCGGTAGAGTAGAAAACCTTACTGGTCTAGTTCGCGTTCTAAAAGATATGGTCAATCCTGATCCTGATTTCTGGATAGAGCGTCACCAGCAGTTACAGGGCGCAGCCAATGCTCAAAAGTCGCAGCGCGAGATTAACTATGAGCGTGGCGTAAACGCCAACCGTGTCTTTGTAGATAAGTTGATGGACCAGTTGAACGGAGACACCAGCGTACAACCTTTAGATAAAGCAAAAATACTTGCTGCTCTAGACAATCTAAAAGGTAACTTGGGATCAGACCCAATTGGTAATCTCAATGCCACGGTACGCCAGCTGGCAGAAGCCGGTGTCGATCAAGAATCATTACAGAATTTCTTTATACCCTATGTCGAGCGAGTGGTTGCCCAGCAGGAAGCCGCAACCCAGAAAAGACAACTAGATGCAGAAGACGATCTACAAGTACAAGAATCTCAAGCTGCACTGGATGACTCGCGTGAAGTACAACTAGACTTTGAGACTGTAGAACAGCGTAAGCAACGTGCAGAAGAGCAAGGTTTTGATACAAGCACTGTTTATTATCACGGTACGTATGCAGATATAAATGATCGGCAAGCATACGACAGTTTTGAAAATCCAAATAAAATGGGCGGCTTAAATAGAGTTGGTACATGGCTCGATACAAGCCCAGAAAATTACTCATACCTAGACGGTAGAGCAAACGATACTGTTTACCCTGTCTACATAAGGAAAGGAAAAGCGTGGAACATAGAAGCGCGTGTTGCAGACAGTAGCGACCCTTTCAACCAGCTAGAAAAACAAATAGCTGACGATATGGATATGGACGCAGAGCCATGGATACAGCCAACCTCTGAAAACAACGCAAAAATCGATGAGTGGGCCGATAAATTAAAAGGTATGGGATACACCCACATAAACTTAATTGATACAAAAATTGATGAAATGCTTACAGACGGCAAACCTAGAACCTTTACAATTGTTTTGGACCCATCAAATATACGCTCAGTAAACGCTCAGTTTGACCCTGCAAAAACAGACTCTGCGAACCTGTCTGACTCTCGAAACGTCACTATTGACATTAATGAAGTATCGCAGCCAGCTAATCCTGACTCTGGAAAAACACAAAGAGGTAACACTCTAGAAACTGCCAGAAAGTCACTCGCGTATCTAAACTCTAGAAATCCAGACGGTGACAAAACTTTAGATTTCGGTGCAGGGTACGGAACCAATGCTGAATCACTGGGAATAGAGCAGACATACGAGCCATTCGCTGATGGCTGGCAGCCTACTTACAACGATCCCAACGCAATACCCAGCAATACATTCGACAAGATAATCAGCACCAACGTGATGAATGTAATACGTCCTGCAGAACGGGCAGAATCTATCTACACATTAGGCAGAGCACTAAAAGTTGGCGGTGAAGCTGTGATACAAGTGCGGGATAACAACGATGTCAGCAGCCTATCAAAAAGCAAAAAAGCTGTGGCTCAGAGTGAGCCATCTTCGTTTGTTACTGGCGAAAACACATACCAAAAAGGTTTCACTCCAGATGAATTATTGGCTGAAGTTCAAGATGTTCTTGGTCCAAACTTTACTGTAGAAAAGATACCAGCTGCTCTTAAAATCAACGGAACAAAAGTTCTAGTTAAAAAAGTTGCAGATACTCAGCAGCAGTTTGATAACTCAGCGCAGCCAGATGCCATCAGTTTAGACTTAGGCGACATGGGTTCAAATCCGATGAGGGTTTCCCCCAGTTACCCACAGGGCAAAAAAATACAGTTAGACCCACTGACACAGAACCTACAGATAGGGTTGGAATCAATAAAAGCCAATCCAGAAATTGTTGGCAAACATGCAGTTGCTCTCAGACAATACATGCCGCTCGATGACACTTCCAGTAGTGATCTTGATTTCCTAGAACAAGCAATTGAGTTTGTGAAAGGTAACCTACTTTCACTATATGATTCTGTCAGCCCAGAGTACCGTGAGCGTGCGAAGCTATGGTATGTCGGTGCGAATAAATTAGCGCAGCAAGCTGCGGAACAATACAACTTACCACTAGAGTCGGTTGCTGGTGTTTTTGCAGCACTGTCCCCGCAACAAGACTGGTATGTGAACTACGACATCGGTATGCGTGCCATAGATATCTACTTTAACCAACAAGACACTGTGTTTGATGAAACTCTGCACAAGAACTTCAGGACGTGGATAAACAGGAAGCATAAATCAGGTAAGGACAAAGGTAAGTTTGAGAGAGATACCAAGGCCAGAAAAAACTTTAATGCTAATGCTGACGAAATGCTTGGGAAACCTTTCAAGGACCTCACAAGGATTCAACAAGCCTACTACGTTCGGTTTTTTGATGAAGCTAATTTTGAAGAGCGTGGACACAAAGTTATTACACCAGAAGGTGGTTTCTCAGGATGGGCCTCTAAGCAGGACGGAAACAAAATAACCAAGAAGTGGAACTCTTTCCCACCGATTGAAAAAGCATTGGAAATGCTACAAGACCCATCTAAAGAAAACCTACATGTGCAGCTGGGCAACATGCACAAAGTAAGAAGTTTCTACAACAATATCTTGGACCCCTTTGCTGCCGAAGGCGATGTGACAATCGATACTCATGCAGTTGCAGCGGGACTTTTGCGTCCACTGGCTGGCTCTCACAAAGAAGTGAAAGATAACTTCGGCTCTGCTGGCTCCAGTAAAGTAGCGGGAGTTTTTGGATCATACGGTGTATATGCGGAAGCATACCGAAGAGCGGCAGCGGAAGCTGGTGTATTGCCACGAGAAATGCAGTCGATCACTTGGGAAGCCGTTCGTGGCCTGTTCCCCAAAACAGCGAAAGGCAAAAAGCAGCAAGCAAAATTTAAAACCATCTGGAGTGATTACAAAAATGGTAAAATATCACTCAGTGAAGCAAGAGGAAAAGTTTATGAAACAGCAGGGAATATTAGACCAGCCCAGTGGGAAAACGACAGACGGAACTTTGGATTCAATCCTTCGCCACGGCCAGAAACCAACGCAAGCATTGTACCTCGCCTTAGCGCATCCAGAGGGGATGGACGCAGAAGCGGAAGCGATGCTACCGGAGTTCTTCCACAGCCTACCCAAGAAGTAAACCAAGGCCCGATCCTCGAAGATCAGCAGGAGATCGACTATACGGACATAATGAAGTTCGTAAAGCCTACTCCTAAGCAGATCAAAGATAACCTTCCAGAAGCCGAAGCTATTGTTGATGGTGTCGTAAACATCGGTAAGAAAGGCACACGCTTTGAAAACGGTGTCAGCACCATAGAAGATATGCTTAAAATTGCCGACCTGATGGACATCACTGTCCACATGTATGACGATGCCGAAACTTACTATAAAGAAAGTGACGACATTCAGAAAAACACATCTGGCCGCCACTCAGACACAGGACCACAAACCAGTGAAATATGGGTTCAAGGCCCTGAGATACAAGGCGAACTTGAAGCACTCACATCATTGGTCCATGAGTCAATGCACAGTGCAGAAAAACGTCCCCCACCAGAATCTGAAGAATTAATCGCTTCAAATATTACCGGTGCATCACCATCTCTCCTAAGAGCACAGTACTCACATAGAGGTGCGGGTGAAGGCAGTGCTTCATTCAGGGCTGGCAGCTTACGACAGAAACTTGGCGAAGTGGTCTTTGCAGCTCAAGAATATAAAAATAAAAATAGTGGCTTATCAGCGGCAGGGTATGGCGACAAGCTAGTCCATGGAAATGTCTATGACGGCAGAGAATTAAATATCACTTATAAACAAGCTGCAAAAATAAAAAGAGAGATCGAGAAGTTACAGGTCATGGAGGTTTCTCTACCCAACCGACCTGAACTTGGCTCTACGACTCTGAGAACAACAGAAGACCGAATGTTGATGAAGACAATCAAGCGGTCTTTTGAACAGTTCGGTAACGGTGACCCAGACAACATAACTGAGAACGATATATCTACCTACAGAGAAATGTTTGGTAAGCAGATAAAATCAGCGTTACGTCCATACAGGCGTTACACCAGAGAAGATGCTGAGTTCGCTGTGGACCCACTCATCCTTTACTTTATCGATCCTAAGACAATGAAAAAGGTCGCACCGGAGACTGCTAAGTTTATCCGTGATCACTTTAATCCAACAAAAATACCTTTGAAGTTTCACGCTCACCCAATGGTGGCCATCATGGCAATACTTTTGGCCGGTTACCAAGGTGACGAAGATGAGGAAATGGAGCAAGGTGTATTGTCCCCACAACCTGCACTGTTGAGTGTATAGGAGCAACCATGCAAGAGAGAGCAACTAATGTGGTAGCCATGCTTCCACAAATTGAAATGGTAAAAAGCAGTAAGCTACTGACCAATGAACAGAAAGCTATTTTACTGAGTGAAATGACAACCAGCCTACCACCAGAAATGTTGTGCAGCGGGTTTTCATCTACAAGAAAAATAGTCGAAGAAATTATTCTTAGAGAGGTAGCCAATGTCCAGCCCAAGAAAGCCGCGAAAAAAGCACCAGCCAAAACCGAAGAAAAAGACAGCCCCAAAGAAGAACTACTTCGCGGAGCTGGCAAAGACACCGGAAGGTCGAGCACTAAGAAAAGAGTGGTCAAATAAACCAAGAAAAAACGCTGGTAGGCCAAAAGGCGTGCCCGATGGGCACACTGCTGAAACCATTAAACCTATACGTGAGAAAGCAAAAAAAGACGCTAAGAAGGTGGTCAAAATTATGTCAGAAAAATTCAACATAGAAGATCAGTACCAAAAGGAAGCATTGGAAACCGCAGTCGAGGTAATGCGTCTGGACGGTCAAGCAAGAGAGCGACTAGCAGCTGCACGTTTAGTTTTGGATTTCACGAAGAGTAAGCCAGCCAGTAAGTCCGATGTGTCTATACACAAGGCCGAAGATTTCTTGGCATCTTTACTGAACGAGGATGAGCAAAACGATGAACAAGCAGCTGAAGGAAGTACGGAAGAAACTACTGACTAATTACGAGTTCTACTCAAAGTCAGCACTAAAAATACGTACCAAAGCAGGAGAAATTGCCCCGCTGGAGCTCAACCCCGCACAGAAGATATTGAACAAAGCGGTCGAGGACCAGATGGCTACTGAAGGAAAAGTAAGAGTCATTATTTTGAAAGCAAGGCAGCAAGGTTTGTCTACTTACACAGGTGGTTATCTTTACTATTCAGTGTCTCAACGCCCAGCACAAAAAGGTATGGTCATTACGCATCATGCAGACTCGACCCGTGCTCTGTTTGATATGACCAAAAGATTCCACGAACATTGCCCACATATCTTGAAGCCGCACACTAAATACAGTTCAAGACGGGAGATGAATTTTGACGTTCTCGATTCTAGTTTTGTGGTTGCAACTGCGGGTGGAGAGAGCATTGGACGTGGTGAAACACTTACTCATGTCCACGCTTCAGAACTCGCGTTCTGGCAGAAGAGTACTGCTCTGGACAATTGGAATGGACTCACACAGGCAGTTCCTAATACAAAAGGTACGGCTATTTTTGTTGAGTCTACCGCCAATGGTGTCAACGGCATATTCTATGACCTATGGCGTGGTGCGGTTGATGGCACTAATGGCTACGTTCCTGTTTTTATTCCTTGGTTCACTGATCCTGATTACCGTGAATCAGTTACAGATAATTTTGAGAGAACACCTGAAGAAGAAGAGTTAGCTGAGAACTTTGAACTGGACAATGAGCAGCTTATGTTCAGGCGTAAAAAGATTGCTCAGAATGGTATCGACTTATTCAGGCAAGAGTATCCCAGCGAACCGGACGAAGCGTTTTTAACTACCGGTCGCCCAGTGTTCAATCCAGACCAATTGGTGAAGCTGCTTGAGGATACAAGAGATTTAGAATCTCGAATGGCATTAGAAAATAGTGAGTGGAATCCGAATCACCGTGGCGAACTTTTTACATGGCGGCCCCATGTCGAAGGTGAGCAATATTACATCGGAGCTGACTGCTCTATGGGTGTCCGTGGCGGTGACTATTCGGTTGCTCAGGTGCTGGATTCTAAGAAAAGACAAGTGGCCTGTTTCCGCGCACATGTGCATCCAGACTACTTCGCTGAGGTCCTATACAACTTAGGCATGTACTACAACGAAGCCTTGATATGCGTTGAGAATAACTCTCACGGCATTCTTACTTGTACACGTCTGGGCAAGGACATGACTTATCCAAATTTCTACACTGAAATACAGCACGACAAAGTAACGGACAGAGAGACTGTAAAATTAGGTTTCTCTACTACAGCAAAAACTAAACCTTTGGTAATAGATCAACTTCGAGCCGACATGCGTGACGGTGAGCTGGAGTTGAACGACAAAGTGACGATACGGGAGATGTTGACTTATATCGTAACTGAGTCAGGAGCTATGCAAGCAGAAAGCGGTTGTTTCGATGACTGCGTAATGTCGCTGGCACTGGCTAATTATGTCCACCAAGGAGCATGGGAACCTATTAAGGTTGACGATTCCTTCTATATTGAGATGGTATGAAAATGGCAAAAAAAGACTACAAAAAGTTGTCCGACAACAACATCGTGACAATGGTTGATAATTGCGCGGGGCTATCTGTTGGATACGCAGACTCAGAGTTAAGTTCTGAGCGTGAAAAAGTAATGGAGTACTACAACGGAAATCTACCGAAGCCAGCTCACGATGGTAACTCTAAGTATATTTCTATGGACGTATACGACTCAGTCGAGAGCATGAAAGCGCAGCTGCTCGAAACTTTCGGGACTAGAAATAAAACTGTACGTTTTGCTCCACAAAATGCAGACGATGTAGAGAAAGCCAAGCTGTGTTCAGAGTACGCAGATTTTGTTGTCCACCGCCAAAATAACATCGGAGAAATCTACAACAGCATTATCCACGATGGCCTGATGAGCCGTAACGGTGTCGCCAAAGTATTCTGGGAAGAAAGCAATCACGTTGATTACGAAGACTTTGAGGATGTCACTGAGAGTGAACTGGATTTCCTACTGGCTCAAGACAATGTAGAACTGATCGACAGCACTGCCGATGATCTTGGTCTGGTATCAGGGACCATAGGTGTCAGCAGCGACACCTCTCAAGTTGTTATTGAGCCACTTGCACCTGAAGAATTTCTGATTGAGGCACAGGCCAAAAGTCTAGACTCTGTGAACTTCTGTGCTCACCGTTCTAAAAAGACAATGTCTGAGCTGCGTGACGAAGGATACTCAGAAAAGCTGCTGCAAAAAATTGGTGAGCATTCTGACGTTGAGTTAGAGACAGACCCAGAAATATTAAGCCGTTTTCAATCTGTAGGCACTAGAGACTTGGGCGGTAAAAACTACCAAGACCAAGTCCGTAATGTAATGGTTATGGAAGCCTACATCATGCTCGATGTTGAGGGATCGGGAATCGCGGAACTATACAAAGTCATCAAAGCTGGCAATGTTCTTCTCCATAAAGAACTCGCGCCCAGAAGACCCTTCATAGACTTTTGTCCCGTCCCGATCCCTCACAGTTTTTATGGTCAGAACTACGGGCTAAAAGTAGTACCTACACAAAATGCACGTAGCGTATTGACACGTTCGATTCTGGACCACGCAGTGACCACCAACAACCCACGTTACGCAGTGATGAAAGGTGGCCTGAGCAATCCTAAAGAACTGACCGATAATCGTATCGGTGGAATCGTCAACACCACTAGGCCCGATGCAATCTCACCGATGATGCAACCGCCCCTTAACCCTTTCACATTCCAGACAATCCAAATGCTGGACGAAGACAAAGAGGATACAACCGGTGTTTCTCGCATTTCTCAGGGCTTGAACAAGGATGCTGTAAGTAAGCAAAATTCAGCAGCCATGGTCGAGCAGCTGGCGACTATGTCACAGGTCCGACAAAAAGTTATCGCCAGAAACTTTGCCGAACAGTTTGTCAAACCTCTGTATCAAATGGTCTACCAGCTGGTCTGCGAGAATGAGAAAGAGGAGCGCATGATCGAACTGTCAGGCGCGTACTATCCTTGTAACCCATCTGAGTGGCGAGAGAAGCGTGATGTCGTAGTAGAAATTAATTTAGGCTACGGTCAACAGGAACAAGAGTCACAGAAGTACATGATGATGCACGCTATGTTCTCTCAGGACCCAACCCTTGCGAAAATGTACCGACCAGAAAATCAGTACGAAGTGATGACACGCGCACTAGAATCTGCCGGTATTAAGGATGTCGGTGCTGTATTGACCAACCCAGCTGATCTGCCTGAAGAGCAGCCAGACCCAGCACAAGAAATGCAAATGCAAATGATGCAAAAGCAGCTTGAGCTGCAAGAGCGTCAAACTGCAATTGGTGAAATGAAAGCTCAAGTCAGTGCTGAAATTGACAGGATGAAACTGGAGCTGGAACAGGCCAAGGTAGAAAATTCACACGCTATACAATCAGACAACTTAGAACTCAAAGAGGCACAGCTCGAACACAAGAAAGCTATCGATGAGGCTGAGTTGATATTGGCACAGCGTGCGGATGAAATAACCGCCATTGCAAGTCCGAATGGCTAAACCCTAAGTCTTTTAAGGAGAGACTGATGACCGAAGACGAACAGCTAATTATTGCTGGCGATAATGCTGAGGCTCTTTTAGAGAATCCAGCATTTGATTCAGCGTTTCAATCACTGGTAGAAAATTGTTTCCGAACATTCTCAATGTCTGAATCAAAAGATACAGAACTTCGTGAAGCTGCCTACTATCAATACCAAGCCATCACGGGAATTATCAATACTCTAAGACAGAATGTTGATGTCCGTGATCAAATTAAATCTAGAAATTTGGAAGAGGAATAGACCATGTCAATAGATAACGTCACCGCAAATTCCGATACTCCACTGGCATCAGTTGATGATGCTGCTGAAGCCATCCTTGGACAATGGGAAGACGCTGAAGAAAATCAGCTATCTGAAGATAGTCAAGAGGCGACAGAGGATTCTACTGACGAGACTGAAGTAGAAGAATCTGATGATATCGAAGATGAAGAAACCGAAGAGTCTGATGAGGAAAATGAGGACCCTGAAGAAGAGGACGAATCAGAAACCGAAGATGAAACCGAAGAGTCTGATGACGAAGAGACTGAAGAAGAAATTGAAGTCGATTTGGACGATGACACAATGGTTGAAATAACGGTGGACGGTGAAGCCAAACAGGCATCCATCAAGGACCTTAAACGTCTTTACGGGCAGGAAGCATCTTTAACTCGAAAGTCTCAAGAAGCTGCATCACAACGAAAGTTGGCCGATGAGCAATTGCAAAAAGCCGATGCGTCATTACAGGCAATGCTTGGTCGCGCTCAGGAACGGTATAAGCCGTATGCTGAGGTCGATATGCTAGTGGCAAGTAGGCAGATGGATGCTGATTCATTCTCTGCATTACGAGCCGAAGCCAAACAAGCTGAAGAGGACTTAAAGTTCTTATCCGAAGAGGCCGATCAGTTTTATTCTTATGTTCAAAGCAAGCAAAGCGATCAACGCCAAGCTGAAGCTAAAGAGTGTATTAAAGTTCTGCAACAGGAATTACCTGAGTGGAATAACTCTCTTTATAACGACATAAGAACTTATGCTGTATCACAGGGGCTAGAAGAAAGTGAAGTCAATCAATACACCGATCCGAATGTGATCATGTTGCTTAACAAAGCTAGAATGTTTGACCAAACTAAGAAGGTAGCCACTGTGAAAAAAGCCAAAGCGAGTAAGAAAGTTCTGCGCTCTAAAAAAGCCCCACCCACGAAAGCTGACAAGAAAATCGCCAAGAATAAAAAGGTGATGGACAAACTCAGATCGAATGGGAATGACCTCGATAACATTGCAGATGCGATTATGGCTGGCTGGGAATCGTGATGCTCTATTTTCATTTTCCATTTTTTAAAAAGGTAAAAAACTATGTCTACATTAGTAAGCTACGCAACCGTGGGCTTGGCTGAGGACGTTTCCAGCACGATAGCGTCCATCGCTCCCACCTCAGTCCCGTTCACTTCTTCTATCAAAACTGAAAAAGTAAGCGCACGTTCATTTTCTTGGTTAGAAGATACCATCAGAAGTGCGGGTGTGAATGCACTCGTTGAAGGTGCAGACGCATCAACTACAGCCATTGGTCAGCCTACTGAGCGTTCAAACAACACTCAAATCATCGGTGAAGCATTTAAAGTTGCTGCAACCGTTGATGCTGTTCAGACTCACGGTAGGGCGAAGGAAACTGCATACGCTCTGGCCAAGACCCTGAAGGCCCTCAAGCTCGATCAAGAAAGAGCATACGTGGGTGTCGATCAGGCTGCTGTTGGCGGTGGTGCATCTACAGCTCGTAAGATGGCATCTGCTTCACAGATGATCTCAACTACTGTTGATGCTGGAGCAAACGCAACTGACGCATTGACCGAAGCGAAAGTTTTGGACTTGCACCAGACTTGCTACACCAACGGTTCTGATCCTTCAATCCTTATGGTTAAGCCAGCCGACAGTTCAATCATTGCCGGTTTTGCTACTGCTGCAAATCGCCAACGTGATTTCGGCAGCGACAAAACGCTGACAAACGCGATTGAGGTACTGGTGACTCCCTTCGGAACTCTGCGTTGCCAGATAAATCGGAACCTTTTAAGCACGCATGCGTTCATGTATGACCCAGCGATGTTTAAGCAGTGTGTACTCCGTAACTACACTCGAACTTTGCTTGCTAAGAATGGCGATGCCGACACTCATTTTGTTGTTGGTGAAGTCAGCCTGAAGCACTCAAACTTCAGTGATAGTGGAATGATTACTGGTCTTTCTTGATCGGTAAGTAACTAGTCGCGGCCAGAGTTGCTGTTCTCAGGTTTCCGCTCTCCTTACTGGGGGCGGTAACTCTGGCTGCACTTTTTTATTTAAGGAGCAAAAATGTCTACAGATAATCTCCATGATGTCCAGACAAGGTTGGTGCAGGACAACGATGATCAAAACATGACTCTTCAAACTGCACAGCATATTTCAAAAAGTTTTCTTGATTCCATACGCGAACAAAAATACGACAGTATGGGACACAGCGAAGGCGAGTATATGTCGGTAGCGAGAGTACCGGCTGCGGTCCACGAACAATGGTTGCGTGAAGGTTTCGACATGATGGTCGAGCCAGCCCATGCAATTGTTGCGAGACTCAAGCAGCAAAACCTCGATGCGTTTTTAACTACGAAGAAACAGGTGTGACTATGGCTACTCCAAGAAGAGGTAAAGCAAAAGTCAAAGTAACTTCGACAGGTAAAAAAGTTTCATACGGCCAAGCTGGTAAAGCAAAAGATGGTGGCCCCCGTGTTAGAGCCGGTACATCAAAAGGTGATAGCTACTGTGCCCGATCAATGGGAATAAAAAAGAGTCTGCCAAAGTCTAAGCAGAATGATCCTAATACACCCAACAACCTTTCTAGAAAACGCTGGAAGTGTTCGGGTACAAAGTCGAGGAAATAGTGATGAGCCTTTATAAGAACATTGCAAAAAAACGAGCGCGAATAAAAGCTGGCAGCAATGAGAAAATGCGTAAGCCGAACTCGAAAGGTGCTCCAACGAACAAAGCATTCAAACAAGCCGCTAAGACAGCGAAAAAGAGGAAGTAACAAATGAATCTAGGAAGTATCCGTACCCACTTCAAAGCACTGCTTAACCGCAGTGACATCACTGATGCACTTGCAGATACTTTCTTAGATCAAGGTACTGTAAGAATCCAGCGTCAGCTGAGAATACCTTCGATGGAAAAACAGACCAATTACAATCTATCGAGTGCCACTTCCACGATACTGTTGCCTAATGATTTCTTGGAATCTATTTCTCTTTATTATGATGGCCACCAACTGAATCGAGTGCCGCAACGCGAAATACTCGAAAGACAAAAAGCTGGTGAGCAAGGTCAGCCACATTATTTCTCGCGTGTCGGTGGTAGTTTACTGCTGAGTCCAGTTCCAGCTACCGGAACGATCACTCTGGATTATTACGCTAATTTCCCAGCGATGACTCAGGACAGTGACGAAAACATACTGGCACAGGTTGCCAGCGATTTAATTATTTATTCTGCCCTGACTTATGCAGCAGATTACTTTATCGATGAGAGGCTAGAACTCTTTGAAGTTAAGTATCAGGCGTTTCTAGCCGAAGTCCAGCAACAAGCAGATGACGCTGAACTGTCTGGGACCATGCAAGTCGTGCAACCAGCGTATCAACTTTAATTAGGAGTCAGAATGGCCAACTCATCTTTTTACTCTAGTACCGGTCCCGCTGTTGAAGACGTTACTGCTATCGAAGGCTATGTAAGCGATGCTGAGTCATCTAAGAATGCAGCAGCTGCCAGCGAAACTGCTGCCGCTACTTCAGCCACCAACAGTTTTCAATCGGCCACTGCATCGCAAGCTGCTCAGGCAGCAGCAGAAGCTGCAAGAGATGCCAGCGTAGTTGCAAAGAATGCTGCGGCCACATCTGCTTCAACTGCTTCTGCTGTATCTGCTTCAACGGTAACTCAAGCAAATATTGCATCGACTAAAGCTGGCGATTCACTTACAAGTGCAAACAATGCCGCTACCTCAGAGACAAACGCATCCAACAGTGCTGACTCAGCAGCCACCGCACAGACTGCCGCAGAAGCTGCAAGAGATGCAGCACTAGCAGCCTTTGATTCATTTGATGATAGGTATCTTGGCCCTCTAGCTAGTGACCCTACTACCGATAACGATGGTGATGCTCTGGCTGCTGGGATGCTGTACTTCAACACTACCACTGATGACATGAAAGTGTACGAAGGGTCTGTGTGGGTTAATGCTTATGGAAATCTTACCGATGCTTTAGCAAAAGCAAATAACCTGTCTGACCTGCCCAACGCAGCTACCGCAAGAACTAACTTAGGCTTAGGTACAGCAGCAACTACAGCTGCCAGTGATTACGCTACTGCGTCACAAGCTGACCAGACTGTCGCACTAACAGGGGCGGGTGCTACTAGCATCTCTGGCACATACCCTAACTTCACGATCACAAGCACCGACACAAACACGGACACAGATACTACCTATACCGCAGGTTCTGGTCTGTCTCTAACAGGCACTGAGTTTGCTAACACAGCCCCAGATCAAACTGTCGCTTTGACAGGTGCAGGTGCTACCAGCATCTCAGGAACCTATCCGAACTTTACAATTACTAGTACCGATAATAATACTGACACGACCTACACCGCTGGCACTGGCATTACGCTGACAGGCACAGAGTTCAGCCTGACAGATACTAATGATAAGTTAAATCTTACTGGCGGTACGATAACTAGTGGTGGGAACATCGGCCTTAAAGTAAGCCACGATGACTTCCAAGAAGGTATTATTAGCTACCGCAACCATGCTAGCAACTCAGCTAGTTATGTTTTTGAAAACGCTAGTGGCAGAACAGGTACTCTATATACACTAAATGATTTTCCAATGTG